TATCAAGGCACTATATACTAATTACTTTCTCCATTTCAATTCGGTTTTATACCTTAGGATTGAAAGCATATAAGTTTTATAAACATTAATATACGTATTGTGTGTCGATTTAACGTTTTACTGGTATATATATCAATGGAAGATAGAAAAACAGTATTCTTATTTATTAAGATATTTTCTTTAAATTAAAAAATATGTAAATTTATTTTTTAGTGCAAATTAAAATATAAATTATATTATTAACTAAATAAACTATACTTATAATATATAAATCACGCTTATTTATTAGAGGATAAGCCCATTATACTTTTTAAAATTATTTTCTAGTTTTTAAAATTATTTTCTAGTTTTTAAAATTATTTTCTAGTTTTTAAAATTATTTTCTAGTTTTTAAAATTATTTTCTAGTTTTTAAAATTATTTTTTATTAATAATATTATTTTATTATTACTATAAAAATAATATTAAAAACTAAAAAATAATATTATTATAAATTAAATAATTAATTCATAAATTATAATGGGCTTATCCTTAAATAAATGACTGTGGTTTATATATTATAAGTATAGTTAATTAAATTAATTATTTAATTAAATTAATTATTTAATTAAATTAATTATTTAATTAAATTAATTATTTAATTAAATTAATTATTTAATTAAATTAAATAATTAAAAATAAATATATACTTTAAATATAATAACTGTCAAATAAGTTCAAAGCTTTTAAAAGCTCTTTTAGGTTTATCAATTTATAAACACGCTCGTTTATTTAAGGATAAGCCTAATATTAATATAGATTAATAAACTAATAATATTAATAATTAGTAAATAATAAAAATGAATACTACTAATTTTTTACTTGCTCTATTAGGAATTATTTTAATATTATGTTATATTTTAATGCTTATTAAAGACAATGAAAAAAGCATTGAACATTTTACAGACCCTGTTTTAGAAGCCATTCAAAAACAATTAAAAGATGAATCACCTGAACAATTAAAAGGAACAGTTAAAGCACTTCAACAAAGATTAATTGATTATGGTTATGCACCTGATGTTAATACTTTTGTTAAAAAAAGTGAACTTGGTCCTAATGATGGTAAATGTATAGTTTCTACTGCTGAAGATAGAGATAAATATATTTCAAAATCTGATATCCCATCTCCTGGTCCTAATATTGATTTAAGTCAATATGTTAAAAAATCAAGCATTCCCCCTGAAAAAGTCTGTGCTCCTCCTCCTGAAATAGATTATTCAGCCTACGTTAAAAAATCTACTTTACCTCCTAGAACAAACTGCCCTCCATGTATTTCTCCTAAAGTTAAAGTAAGTGCTGGTTTGTGCCGTGAGTGCCCTCCGGCTCCTTCATGTCCTAAACCTGAACCATGCCCTGAAAAAAATTGCCCTGAACCTAAACCTTGTCCATCACAACAAAAATGCCCAGAACCAGCTCCCTGCCCTACCCAAAAAGAATGCGAATCATGTGATGCTATTCGTTATATTAAAGTCCCTGCTGTTATTACCAAAACAATTATAGTAGATACTTATGGTAATGTTGTTTCTCAAAAAATAGATTCTGGTAATACTAATCCAACTCAAGGTTCAACCCCAACAATGGCACAAATGTTAAAAGCACAACCTACATCAACCAACGCACTTACACCTACAAAACAAACTACTATTTTAAGTGCTATTTTTAATAATGATATACCAACAACCACTTTTCCAGTTATGTCATCAACTCAACCAAATACTACTTTAGCACAAAATTTAGATACCAATGGTCATAACCATGCTCTTTGTCCATCAAGTGATTTAAATAGTGAATTTAAATCTCATGGTATTTATGGTCGCAATTAGATTTATTTTAAATTATTATTAATTTTTAGTCTCTTTATTAGGCTTATCCTTAAATAAAAGTTTGTGTTATAATTTAATAAACATAACCGTTTATTTAAGGATAAGTCTAATACGTAATTTTTATAATTTTAAAATATGTTTATTTATTAACTTTAACTTAAATCTCATTTCAAATTATAATTTAAATTATAAATATAATACAAATGCTAGAAGAATATATTACAAATATTTATATATTACCATTAATTGCTACTATTATTGCTTTAATTTTAGTTTATCTTTATGATAAATTTGAAAAGAAACAATATACATCAGCACAGTATCTACGTATTGGATTATTACTTTATAGTTCAACTTATGGTGCTCTTTATATTAGTAAATTAAATTGTTTTAGTTCTAGTGATACTACTATACAATCAGGAGGAGACCCTCAATCTGTAATGCCACAACCAAATGCTATTCATAAACAATTTGAACAGTTTAGAAGTGGTGTTCCTACATTTTAAAATTTAACATTAATACTATTAATGTTAATACTATAGTTTATACATTTTTTTATATTTTTCATTATTTTTCATTATTTTTCATTATTTATAATAATTATTTATTCAAATATATATGTAAATATATAATGGGCTTATCCTCAATAAATGATCATAGTTTATTTTTGTATAGTGTATCTCTAATTAAATATAATGTATTTTATATTTTATTTCAAAAATAAAATTATATTTATATTATTATTATTTTTTATTACCTGAACGTTATAGAAGAGGTATTAATATAGATTAATAAAAGAAATTAACAGTTATTATATAGTATATAGTTTAATGTAATATTAAAATATAGTTTGCAATTAATTATTTAATTTAATTAAATAATTAAAAATAAATATCTACTTTAAATATAATAACCGTCGAATAAGTTCAAGGCTTTTAAAAGCTCTTGTGGGTTTATCAATTTATAAACACTCTCATTTATTTAAGGATAATCCTAATATAAAAATGATTTCAACACCATCTATGACACCATTAACACCATTTACATCTATACATAATAAAATTCATAAAATTTTTAATAATCCAAATATAAATTTCTTTATTATTATGAATTTAGTTTTACTCATTAGTTGTTATACATTTATAAATACATCACTTAAAAATTCAATCACTTCTTTTATATCAAATCCTGCTATTATATTAATTGTATTAATAATAACACTTTTTATAGGTTATTATAATATTAATATATCCATACTTATTGTATTATTATTATTTACAATTCTCTTTGGTTCATCATTTTATTCTAGCAATACTAATATTAATAGTAATAATAATAATAAAAATAATAATAATACTAAAAATCATAATATGATAGAAGGTTTTACAGATAATACAAATGATAATGAAGAAGATGATGAAGACTACCACGAAGATACTCACGAAACCGCAGGTGAAAAAAATGTAAATAAATATAAACGCAAAACACGCGAAGATAATAAAAAATCAAGAGAAGAAAGTATTAATAAATTTAAAACTGTTTTATTAGGTAGTTTTAATAAAATAAAAAATAGTGCTGATAATGACTATAAACAAGGATTATTAGAAAACAAACAAATGATGTATGAAAATGAAAAGAAGAAAAATAATAAACATAAAAATAAAAATTCTTCAAAGAAAAATTCTTCAAAGAAACAACAAAAAGAAGACTTTAAAACTATAAACGAAAGAGATTTTGACCCTTCTAATGAAGAAGATACTAATTTTCTTATCACAAAAGAAATTTTACAAGATATGATTAATCGTATTGACTATAATTTTGAATCAAATGCATATTTAAAACAATATTTAAAACATCGTTTAGAAGAAATTGTTGAAATCAATAAACTACTTGATGACAGTGATGAATAAATATATACATATAATTAAATACCTATAGTTTTTAATTATTATTTTAATTTTTTTATTTATTTTAATATAATAGTCTTATCCTTAAATAAATGAGCGTGTTTATAAATTGATAAACACACAAGAGCTTTTACACATTTGAACATTTAAAACGCCTGTTTTATTTATAATAAAATTATTATTTGATAGCTAGAGTGTAATACCAGCTATATTTATTACCTAATTTGTCTAAATAATAAGCAGATAACCATCCTATGATACTACTAGAAATGTCTCCAATACTATTTATAATAGAATCAGATTTTGGTTTTCCTCCAGGCCAAAATACTATATATTTTTTAATAATATTCATACCCATTTGAATATTTTCTAAAAATTCAAAAATAATGTGTAAAACAATCAAATTTAGTAGAGAAATACCCCAGAAATATAACATTATACCTACAGCAAAATGAAGATATGAATACTGGTCTAATAGTCTGCATCCCATTTATATTAGGCTTATCCTTAAATAAAATTGTGTGTTTATTAAATGATAAACCTAAAAGAGCTTTTTAAAACCTTGAACTTATTTGATGGTTATTATATTTAAAGTAGATATTTATTTTTAATTATATTAAATAATTAATTTCAAACTATATTTTAATATTACATTAAAATATATACTATATAATAACGGTTAAGTTCTTTTATTAATCTATATTAATACTATACACAAATAAACTACACACATTTATTTGAGGATAAGCCCATTATATTAAAAATAATAATTATGAATACTTCTAAAATAAAGAGGATCTCAAGAACAATCTGTAATAATTCTATAGATTATATTAAGGATTTACTTGATTATACTACTAATACTAAAAATAAAACACTTTATACTAATTATGAAACTAAAATTAAAACACTAGTAGATACATTTTTAAATACACATTCTCAACTCATTAAAAATTTATTTACTATTAAAAATAATTTAACATTTACATTAAGTTATAAAGAAGAAAACTTAAATAATAATTATAATAATACAATTAATACTATACTATCACAATATACTATACCATCTTTTATAGATATAGTTAGACATCTTATAACTCTAAATGAGTTTATAACACAATTTACTCTGGATGAACAAAAAAGTTTAAAAGATAATTTAAATAATAATAAAACTAAAACAGAATGTTATACTTTTCTTAATAAATCTCAAGTTGGAACAAACTTATTAACTATTTATAATAGTTTTAGATATACTTATCATACTCTTTATACTAATTTACTAAATTTATTTCCTTCTCTAGAGTTTCATTCTCTTCTTATTAATAATTTTACAAGTTATAAACTTTTAGAAGATATTGAACTTAATATAAAAAAACTAATTACTTATTCAATAGTATGGAAAGGTAAAACATATCCTAATATTGTATATATATTTATGTATGATGATAAAAATACACCTACAACTAAAGAACAAATAGAAACTCTAGGAACACATATTATTGAACGTTTATTATTTTTTAATGAATTCCTAAATACAAACAATCTTCCAGAAAGATTTATACTTTTTCTTACAGATAAAAAGAAAGAAATAGATAAAGACTTAACAGAAAACTATCATTTTAAAAGCAAACACGTTAATACTGCTGTTACTAACTATAGAGATATCATTATTTATAGAAAAGAAGAATTATTTAAAAGTATATTTCATGAAGCAATACATTTTCATCATCTTGATTTTATAAATCTATCATCACCTTATTATAAATCTACATTAGAACATTTTATTAATACACATAATATAAATACAGACAATACCTATTTACTCTATGAAGCAATAACTGAAACCTTAGCAAATGTTTTAAATAGTTTATATTATTCTAGAGACACTAAAGAAATGCAAGTAAGTTTAAAAAATGAAATTATATTTAGCACATTACAAGTTAGTAAAATATTACATTTATGTAATTATTCTCAATGGAATAATTTTTCATTTAGTAACTCAACTAACTCACTACCAATTAACTCACAACCAACTAAATCTAAAACACTTAAATCAAATCAACATAATAATAAAAAATTTAAACAAGACAGTTGCGTATTTTCTTATTATGTTATAAAACTCTATCTCTTATTAAATGTATCTCTTTATTTTAAAACTATTCTGGATAAACAATTAAAATTTATAGATACAGAAAGATGTTTTAAACAATTAATAGAATTAATAGATGTCTCTAGACATAATTTATTATTAAAACAATTTATTAATAGTTTATTACAAGGTATGAATACGAAATTAAATAATAATAAAGTAAATAGTAAAAAAGTAAATAGTAAAAAAGTAAATAGTAAAAAAGTAAATAATAAAAAAGTAAATAGTAAAAAAGTAAATAGTAAAATAGTAAAAACAAAAAATATATCAAAATATAATACTATTAAAAAAACAATGAGAATGACGTGTAATGAAAACACTATTATTTTATAAAATCATATGTAAATTTACTTTAATTTTTCTAATACTAATAATGTATCTAAATTTTCATTGACAATTTTATAATGTGAATGTTTAATACCTTCAGTTGATTTAAATTCTTCAAATATCATAATTAATTTAGTTTGTGTAGTTGGTAATCCTAACATAGTTAATAGTGGGTCTATAATATTATCTTCATACTTTTGGTTAATTATATTTTTATCTTTTAATATAAATTCAACAGCACTGTCTCTTAATTTATAATTATCTATTTTACTAATGGTATATACTATAAATAAATCAGCATTACTAATACTAAACATTATAGGTTTAGATTCTGGTAAATTTTCAGGAGCTTCTTTTAATGATTTATTATCTACAATTGTATGAGTATAATGAGACGTATCGTATTCTAATGATACAATTAAATCACTTAATGCTAAAAATTGTCCTGGAATAGGTTTATAACTACCAAAAAATAATTTTTCTATTTGAGGATCTATACTATTTATAAATGTTTCTTTTGTTTTATTTTTATTTACTCTAGAAGAACTAAAATTTTCTCTACTTTCACTATATCTATCTTGATAATAATTATCAACTAATCTTAAAGCATCATCAGGATTTTCAGAAATTTGGTCATTAATAATCATATTATTACGAAACTCATTTTGAACTTTACTATAAATAAAAGGATTTAATGCAGTTTCTATATTATATAATATATTAGAACGTTCATTAATACGATTATTAATAGAATCAATCATATCAATATTAATATTATCTACAATAGTAGCTGTATTTGTATTTGTATTTAATAATGATTTTAAACATTCACTATATTTTTTACTTTTAGAAGAAACAGGACATATTTCAGCCAATGTATTTTCACTTTCATATTTATTATTTATATTAAGGTTTTTATATAAATAATCACTATAAGCACTTTGACAATCATTATAACCTAGTTCTTGAATTTTAATATTATCATCATAAACATTAGAACATCCAGGCATATCTGTTATGTTATTATTTTTTTGAATATTATTAATGTGTGCAATAATTGTTTTTGGTTCAGTAGAAATTTTAATATCATCGTATTTTTCACGAATATGTTTAATACGAAAGATACAATAAAATGTAAATAGGATTAAAGCTAGTATCCAGAATAAAATTATATGTTTATTATCAATAATCATTTTTTATTATTATCTCTATTTATATATTTATTAGGCTTATCCTTAAATAAACGAGAGGGTTTATAAATTGATAAACACAAAAAAGCTTTTTAAAGCCTTGAACTTATTTGACGGTTATTATATTTAAAGTAGATATTTATTTTTAATTAAAAAATTAAATTAAATAATTAATTTCAAACTATATTTAATGTAACATTAAAATATATACTATATAATAACGGTTAAGTTCTTTTATTCTTGAATTGCTTCCTAGTATATGTGATGTTCTCTCTGTCAAATTCATAATATTTAAATTACTACTATATCAAGGCACTATATACTAATTACTTTATACATTTCATTTCGGTTTTATACCTTAGGATTGAAAGCATATAAGTTTTATAAACATTAATATACGTATTGTGTGTCTATTTAACTTTTTAATTGTATATATATCAATGGAAGATAGAAAAAAAGTAATCTAACTAAATAAACTATACTTATAATATATAAACCATTCTTATTTATTAGAGGATAATCCCATTATGATATTATTATCTGATTACGGTTTTGTTTTGTTATATTTTTTACAATGAGTATTTGATTGTTCAGTTAAATATTTTCTTAGATTATTATCAATATAATAACTATCAGTGATAGCTTTAGCATGATCACATTTTGAATTAGTATCTTGTCTATCAAAAAATGTTTTAAATATATTTAAATTGTCAGAATTTTTTAATTTTTCTGATATAGACGTATTTTTTTTTACCATTTCGTCTGATTTATTCTTAATATTGATAATAAAAAAATTAAACTCATCTTCTGTAAATTTTTCTTTTGATTTATCAATAGAACTTGTAAATTTAGTTTGACCAGATGCATCTTTAATAGTTTGTATACCTTCTGTCGCACCAAATTCACCTTCTTTTTTAAAGAAATTTTTAACCCAGTCATAACGTAAAATACCTTTGTTATATTTAGCATTTTCAATATCAAATTTAGGTTCAATTAATTTCAAATTACTAATACATTCATTAATTATAGTCAGTTTTTTTATAATTTTATCATACGCTTCTGGTATTGTATTATCATCATCACTTTGAGGAGTTAGTTTATCCATAGTTGTAATTAATTCAGATACAGTTACTACAATAGTATCAATATTTTTAGCAATAACGGGGTCATTTTTTAAATTATTAGATATAATAAGTATACTTGGTGTCTTTGTTGCGCTTGTTGCTATTGGTGCTGTTGCTGTTGCTGTTGCGCTTGTTGCGCCTGGTACTGTGGTGACTGTTGCGCCTGGTGCTGTTGCGCCTGGTACTGCGCCTGGTACTGTTCCTGTTGCGCTTGTTGCTATTGGTGCGCCTGGTACTGCGGT